ATGTATTATGGTTGTCGGTGGAGATAGAGTTACAGAATTTAAAACTACACTTAACAAATATAATGGTAAAAAAGGAAATCATGGTTTCTATGATTTTAAAGATGGTATTGAAGTAGTTTCTGCGGGCGAAAGAGATCCTGATGCAGAGGGTGTTTCTGGTATGTCAGCATCTAAAATGAGAGCAGCAGCAGCTGCAAATAGATATGAAGATGAGAAAGACCCGAAAACTGGTAAAATACTCAACGGATTTAAATCTGGTTTGCCTAAGAAATTCGAAAAAACAACAGGTAAAAAATTATTTGATGTTTTGAGGAAGTCTATGAATATCAGTGAAGAACTTGCTACATTTTTAGATTCTGTAAATGGAGACTTATTAGAATTTTTAGAAACAGATTTTGTGGAGTACGTTGACGATGCAGATGATAACGAATTATACGATTCAGTATACGAAGAGTTTTTTGCAGAAAGAAAAGTTGCACAAGACAAAGATATCGAAGATAGAAAAGGTACGCAACCTAAAAAATACTACGCAAAAGATGCCGATGGCGATGAAATGTCTAAATCAACAAAACAAGCGAGAGCAAGACATTTTTCGAAGAAAAAATCAGGCCCTGCGCCAGGCGATGCAAATGCAAAAACTAAAGAATCAGAACATACCAAAAAGTACAGACAGATGTATGGTGAAGCATTTGATAAACCTTACGCCATAAAATGGGAATATTTAAAACCGAAGGGGCCTTCAAGCGCTATTGCAAAACTTGACGATGGTAGTGCGTTAGATATTCATATCAGTGAAGATCCTGACGGTATTTATGAGATAGAATTTGCAAGAGGTTCATCTAAAAAGAATATGAGTCGAACTGGTCAAGGTGATGAGTTTAGAATTTTTGCAACAGTCCAAGCCGCTATGTTAAAATGGTGGTCGCAATTGGACAAAACTAGTGCCAGAAAAATAACTTTCTATGCAAATAAAGAAGACGGTAATAGATCAAGACTTTATAAAAGATTTTTAAAGATGTGGGGAACAAAATCTAAATGGGATATTGAAGTTAATGGTAATGCCAAGCCTGGCCTTGTGGCGTATACGTTAACCAACCCAACCCCTGAGAAATCCAAAAATTCTAAAAAAACATTTATGCAGAAATTATTTAGGAAAGAAGAAGTAATAGAAGAAGGCAATCAAATGGGATTGATTGGATTGAAACAAATAAAAGCATTTGAGAAAGTAGTAGATCAACTATTTAAAAAGTTTGATATTGATTTCAATTTTACAAGACATTTTGGTGATAGAATGGATGATGATAGAAATAATCCAAACATCACAATGAAAGAACTTGCTGATTTTATTAAGAAAGTATACGCTAAAAAGGGTAAATCTATCAAGGGCATGGCTGGCGCTGAGGCAGTATTGAAAGATATTCAAACTGATATCAATATTCCTATCGCTATCACTTATGATAGAACTAATGATGAATTTGATGTTGTAATGAAAACTATTATGCGGAAGAAAAATTTCAAAACGCCTGATAAAGTTATTAAATACGAAGAAAGAGATTATAAAAAAGAGCGTGAGCAATATCATGGAACACCAGAACAAATGGAGAAAAACCGAGCCAGAAAACGTGCAAGATATGCAATGGAAAAGGCTGGTAAGGCAAAACGTGGTGATGGCAAAGATGTACACCATAAAGATAATAATCCATTAAATAACGATCCAAAAAACTTGAGTTTAGTATCTCAGCACTATAATAGAAAGGAACCTAGAATGAGAAAAGAGTCTCCAGATTATATCGAAGAAATTTCTAACATGCGCCGCATGAAATTGGTTAATAAAATCAAAAATTCTGGCGTTGTTAAAAAAGGTTCTATGTCAAAAGATGACAAAAAGAAAGACAAACAGGAAGGCGCTGGCCATTCTGCTGCACAAAGAGCAGCGATAGCAATTTCTAAAAAAGAAAAGGCAGGAAAGCCAGGCTATGATTCAGAGGGTAAAAGTCTGAAAAAAGAGGCTGATGGATGCTGGAATGGATATAAACAGGTAGGTATGAAAGAGAAGAACGGCAAGATGGTTCCAAATTGCGTTCCAGAAAGCGTAGCAGAAGCACTTGCATCCAATCAAGAACTGATGAACAAAGCAGCCCTTGATGCTCTTCATAAAGTAATCAAATCTAAAGGAAACAAATCTTCATTGAAGTCATATGCATTTGACATTGCCAAATCGTTCAGAGGAATGAAGGGTAGAGATTTAGAAAATCTATATAAAAAATCTATCAATGCAAATTATAAAGAAGAAACTGATTTAGAAGAAAAGAAGATCGACGGATTGGTAAAAAAAGCAGACAAGTCTGGTATTTCGTATGGTATTCTAAAAAAGGTATATGATAGAGGAATGGCTGCATGGAAAACAGGCCATCGCCCAGGCACAACACCACAACAATGGGCTTTTGCAAGAGTTAACTCATTTCTTACTGGTGGTGGTGCAAGAAAGGCAGATAATGACCTTTGGCAGAAACGAAAATAAATTATAAATAGTACAAAAACAATCGGAGAATCCAATGTCTAGAAAAGATATTCCAGAAGAAATTTTAGATGATGATGTAGCAGATTTCATCGGCGCAGCATCTGCAGCAAAAAGAGCTGGTAAAAAGAAATTTACATTTGGTGGAAAAGAATATCCAGTAACTATCAGTGGTGATGTTGCAAAACAAGTAGAAGAAAAACTTCCATGTCCTGGCTGCAACGGTAAGGGTTGCGAACTTTGTAAAAATAAAGGCAATCTTGAAGGTAAAGGTGTTAAAGATGCAGAAGGTGTCACAACATCTGCAAAAATGGGAGATGCGAAAGCAGAAGAACTTACATCAGATGCAAGACGCAAAGCATTCAAAGAGAAGCTTGTAAAATTGGGTTATAAAAAGAAAACCAATGAAGAACGCCTATTGGAAAAAATGGGTAAATCTTCTAGTGGATATGATTTATACCATAAAGATTTTTCATCTGCGATGAAACATGCATATGACCATGCAAAGAAAAAACTTGGCATTGAAATTGATCCAGATGAAATTGATGATAAAGTTGCTATGGGCCCTAAAAAACCATCTAATGGAAAAACTAATTCGTATCGTTTGATGGGTACTGATAAGAAGGGTAAATCTAGAGGCGTTCAAATTCAAGTTGCAAACTTGGATAATAAAAAATACGAACTTAATATGTATAAAGAAGAAGTCGAATTGGAAGAAGCCAAGGACGAATTCAAACCACATATGATGTATGATCCAAAGACAGGCAAAGGTTACAAAGCAGAAAAACCAGAAGATCATGAGCGCATGAAAAAACTAGGATATTCTCACGAAAAACCAGAAATGAACGAAGCAATGAAAAACACTCATGCACTAATCGATACTGCAAACGATAATAAAGTTGTTGCGATGGCATCTAGCGAAAAGGGTGTTAAGCAGTCTAGATCTTCTGCACATCTGCCACCTATGTCGATCAAGAATAAGAACACTTTAAAGATTGTTACTCTTACAAAACCACAGAGCCAAAAAGCATCCGAAAAAATGATTGGAAGGGCCTTACCGTCAAATATGGATAAGTTTCCAACTAATGTTAGTGCATCTCAGGGTAAGAGAATGGGTGAAGAACTTCTTGCAACAATCAGAGCAAAACATAAACAGGAAGAGCTGGAAGAGAATAAAAAATCTGCACTTGCAAAAAAACTTGCGAAGGCAGCTGCTGCTACTAAAAAAGGTAAAGATAAGGTAACTCTTAAAAAGGCTCCTTGGGATAAAAAGGAAGAAGTTCAAGAGGCGTCTGAAGAACTTGTAGAGTTGACAAAGGCAGAAAAAGATCTTATCGCTAAGATGTATGATAAAAAAGGTAATCTGACACCACTTGGTAAAAAGGTTATGGATCATGGAAAAAAAGAAGAATTATCTCCGAAACAGAAGAAAATAGATTCTAATAAAAATGGAAAAATTGACGGTTCTGATCTTGCAAAATTAAGAACCAAGAAAGAAGAAGTTGAGATGAATGAAGCTGAGGGTGGTATGAAACTTTTAGATGCTGCTTCAGAATTAGAAAAGTATGCAAAAAAGTCTGGTGGTATTGATAAAAAAGACTTTATGAAGGCTGCTCAAATGATGAAAAAGGGCCTTAGTTCTAAATTAGTTCAATTCACAAATAATTTGGATACAGAACCAAGAGAAAAAATTGTGATGGTAATGAAAACTCATCTTGGCAGAAAAACAGTTGAAAAAATGTTCGGTGTTAAATTTTCCATGTCAGAAGGTAGAAAACAAATTCTTGCACATGGCGGCAAAGGACAATATAAAGTAGTTAGTACTGATGGTGCAGTTGATGTTGTTTTCAAGGGTAAAGTAGTAGGTAAAGGTGACTATGATAGAGGTGCAGATTCTTTCTTTATCAGTATGAAGGGTCAAAAAGGACAAAAATCTTTTGATGATGCTCAGGATATCGCCGATTATTTTGCAAAAAACAAGATTAAAGAAGATATAGACACATTTGATGTGGAAGCACTAATCGAATCTGCCGACAAAAAAGACGCAGCAGAAATGAAAGAAATAGTCCTTGCAATGAACCCTAAATATAATGCAAAGCAAGTACAACAAGAAGTAGAAAAAATGGCGATGGAAAAATATAAAAATAAAACCAGAGCTAAGAAAATTGCTAGTCACGTAAAATAGGAGAACTAAAATGTCACTACCAAAATGGGCAACCCCAGCAAAATGGATGAAGGATGCAGTAGCAACTGACCGTGGTTGGGTAAACGAAAAAACTGGTGAAATGTATAAAATGCATAGAGATTTGAAAAATAAAATTGCAGCTCTTGCACCAAAGAAAGCAAAACCAGCACCAGCACCAGAGCCTGCTGCAGAAGCACCAAAGAAGAAGACTTCTAAGAAAAAAGAAGACTAATATATAATTTAAAGAGTAATAATGGATAACTTTGAAATTTTGAATGAAAACAATGTTTTCAACTACCAGATGAAATCTTATGATAATCCACAGTGTCATAGCATGGAAGAGTTTCTTGACGATATGAAACGTATCAAATATGTCAAGAGACTCTTTCATAAATATCACACTAAAGATATATTGAAAGAAAGATTGATTATAAATCACTTGGTTGTATTATTTAATGTTTTGGGAAATGAATCTTGTAGTAGGATATTGTTCTTGAAAATTGATAAAAGTCAACACTACATATTGGCTAGTTTTTTATCTTGGTTAAATAAATTACCAGATAGGGTTACGGGAATAGAAGGCCGAGTGATAAATTTAGAAGATGTTGTTCTTGATGAATATATATTAGAAACACTAGAGAGAAAAATTTAATGGCCTCTGTATTTAACGCATATCTTGCATATCAGTTTATAAAAATTCTGACAACGCCTTGGGAAGAAACCGAAGCGTTCAAGAATGGTGTGATCGATGCAACTGGTAAGCAGTTAAAAAAGACAGGAGAGTTGAAGACTCAAGAACAAAAAAAGTCTTTCACCATTTTCCATAAGATTATTTTCAACTTAAAAAGAATATTATCAAAATTTCCAGGCGGAAAGTCTAGAATTGCATCATATGCTGCGGCAATGGCACTCTTAAAAGAAAACAACGAAAATCTAAGAGAAGATGACCTAGAGTTATTAGAAAATCTTTTGATTGATTATATTAATAAACAAGAAGAAAACCTTTATGAGAGTGGTATGTTAATGGAAGACATTGCTAACTCAGTCGGAGATGCATCTAATTTAGGTAATTTTATTCAAGATCCATATAAGTTTTCTGGAATGAAAATATTTAAAGTAGACCCCGATAGCTATAGTAAATTTATGAAGGGTAAAAAGAAATATTCTAGATGGGATGCCTTCATTCGTAGAGAAGATGCTGTGCATATCCGTCAATATATTAAAAACAACCCAAAGAAACGAATTGTCCTACAGGACGAAAAATTTGGAAGTATGATTATTTTACAAAGAGATTTATGATGTTTGGTGTATTAAATGGTGCGAAAATTGCAGTACTAGTTGCCGCAGCAACAGCGGTAGGTATCGGTTATTGGTACATACAAAAATTACAAACAGACTTGAAAATCATGCAACAAAACCAAGTTGTTTTGGAAACTGCTGTAGAATCAAAATCTTCTGAAATTGAAAGATTGAATGAAAATATTCAAGAAATCAAAGAAGTAAACACCCGAATAAAAACTCAAAGTGATGCATTGAATGCAGAAGTTTCTACGCTTAGAAATAAGTTGTCGGAACATGATTTGGGATTTTTAGCGGAAAATAAGCCTGGCCTTATTGAAAAGATCATAAATAAAGACATACAGAAAAACCTTAGAGAAGGTTTAAAAGAGATTATGGAAAATGACTGATGAATAAATATATTTTAATACCAATTATATTAATGTTAAGTGCTTGTACTAGTTTTAATGAAGAAAAAATTGTAACACAAGAAGTATACATAGAAAAGACGCCATTAGATTTAAACATGCCGTCATCTGTTGAGTGGAGAGATTTTGAATTCGTTGTAGTAACGCCAGATAATTATGAGGAAGTTTTGAAAGAATTGAGAGATAGCGGAAAGAGTACTGCTCTGTTTGCATTGAATGAAGATTCTTATGAGAACTTATCTATTGTAGTTACTGATATGAAACGGTATATGGGCGAACAAAAAGTTATTATCATGGAATATAAAAATTATTATGAAAAAGAAAATAAGGAATAAAAGATGGATACTCAAAGTCCACAGGCTACACGTTTAGATCGAATCGAAGAAAAGATTGATAGATTATCGGAAGCGATGATTTCAATTGCCCGCGCAGAAGAAAAGCTGGTAGCAATGGAAGCAAAGTATTCCCATCAGTATGATAGAATGAATCGGTTCTCTGAAAAATTAGATACATTGACTCTTAAAGTTGAAGAAAATGCTAGAACATCTGCTGTATTTCAAAAGGCCTTTTGGGTATTTTTCACCGCATTGATCGGTGGACTTGTTGCAAATTTTTATATGATGTCTTAATAAAAAAATCTTGACATATCTCGACAAATAGTGTACTATCTACTTTATACATGTAAAGTGGAGTTATGATGCTGTATATCGATAGAGCCTACATTCAAAGACTATCCCCACAATTAGAAGGTTTTGTGCAGAAGAAGAATAATCTGTACAACTGCCGTTGTCCATTGTGTGGCGATTCTCAGAAGAAAACCTACAAAATGCGTGGGTTTATTTACGAAAAAAAGAATAACTTCAGATATATGTGTCACAACTGCGGCGCAGGCATGTCTTTTGCCAATTTCTTAAAGAGTCAGAATGTATCTTTATATGAAGAATATGTAATGGAAAAGTGGAAAGAGGGTAAGTCCAACGCAGGCTCGCACAATCACGAAAAAGAAGTCAAATATGACTTTGATTTTAAACCTAAGTTTTCTACAAAATGTCAGTTTGATTATGGAGAAAGATTGACTGATCTTCATACATCACATCCAGCTAGACATTATTGCGATAATAGAAAACTTCCAAAACTAGATGTTCTTTACTACACACCAGATTTCAAATTTGTTGTGGACAAAGTATCAAAAGGACATAACATACCAAAAAATGAAAAACGAATTGTAATACCTTTTTTCAATGAAAAATGTGAACTTATTGCTTTGCAGGGTAGAAGTTTAGATCCAAAAAATTCATTGAGATATATCACTATTAAGGTTAAAGATGTTCCAAAAGTATATGGACTGGATAGAATAGACCCAGAAAAAACAGTTTATATAACTGAGGGCCCATTCGATTCTCTCTTTTTGGATAACTCTTTGGCCATGGCGGGTAGTGATGTAGACAAATCTTACTTTTCATCATTTTCGGATATAGTTTTTATATACGATAATGAACCAAGAAATCGTGAAATTGTTAAAAAAATCGAGAATACTATTGATGCTGGATTCTCTGTTTTTTTGTGGCCAGAAAAAATTAAAGAAAAAGATATTAATGATGTAATACTGTCGGGAATAGACACATTAGAATTGCAGAGCATTATAAGTAAGAATACCCATAAAAGTTTGGAAGCCAAACTCAAGTTGGCATCTTGGAAAAGATGTTAAAAAATCATAAAAATACAATATAAAAAGAGGAAAAGAGATGCTAAAAGTAGTTCAAAGTAATAAAGATTCCGATGCAAGAAATATCATGTCTCAGTCAAAATTCTATGAGGCATATAGTAGATGGATTGAAGAAGAAGAAAGATATGAGTCGTGGGATGAGTCTGTAAAAAGAGTTATGGACATGCATAGAAATTATTATAAAGATGTAATGACGCCGGAATTGGGTTTACTTATTGACGAAGCTGAGTCTCTTTATAAGTTGCAATACACTCTTGGCGCACAACGTGCTTTGCAGTTTGGTGGGGATCAGTTATTGAAACATCAAATGCGTATGTATAATTGTACATCTTCGTATGCGGATCGTGCAGCATATTTTCAAGAGTTGTTCTATATTCTTTTATGTGGTGCTGGTGCAGGGTTCTCTGTGCAGAAACATCATGTTGCAAAGATTCCACAGATCGCGGAAAGAAAGAAACAAGCAAAGGGTTGGAAAGTAGAAGACTCTATTGAAGGTTGGGCAGATGCACTTGGCGTTCTCATGTCTTCATATTTTGTCGGTGGTGGTACGTTTCCAGATTTTGAAGGCCGCAAAGTATATTTTGACTTGTCCGAAATTCGTCCACAGGGTGCAGAAATTTCTGGTGGATTTAAAGCACCAGGCCCAGAACCACTTAGAAAGGCACTTGATAAGATTGAACATTTGTTGCAATCTCTTGTGCTAGCAGGTTCATCTGAATTGCGCCCTATCCATGTGTATGATATCTCAATGCATGCCGCTGACGCAGTTTTAGCGGGCGGTGTAAGACGTTCTGCAACTATATGTCTGTTCTCTAAGGATGATGAAGAAATGATGGTTGCTAAGACAGGTAATTGGTTCATTGATAACCCACAGCGCGGCCGTTCAAACAATTCTGCAGTAGTGGTGAGATCTGAAATCACAAAGTCTGAGTTTTCTGATCTAATGAAACCAATCAAAGAGTTTGGCGAGCCAGGTTTTTACTTTGTGGATAACACAGAACATACAACAAACCCATGTGTAGAAATTGGAATGTTTCCGCAAATCGATGGTGAGTCAGGATGGCAGGGATGTAATCTTACAGAAATAAATGGCGGTAAGTGTACATCCAAAGAAGAATTTTTGAAAGCATGTCGTGCTGGATCTATAATGGGAACATTGCAGGCGGGGTACACAGATTTTAAATATTTAAATAAAACTACTCAAAGAATTTTTGAAAGAGAAGCACTATTGGGTGTATCTGTGACTGGTTGGATGAATAATCCAGAAATTCTTTTGAACCCAGAAGTTCAAAAGGAAGGTGCCGAGATGGTTAAGAAAGTAAATAAACAAGTTGCAGACTTAATTGGTATCAATCAAGCCGCAAGAACTACTTGTGTAAAACCATCTGGAAATGCATCTGTATTGTTGCAAACTGCGTCTGGTATTCATGCAGAACATTCTCCAAAATATATTCGTCATGTACAGATGAATAAGGATGCTGAAGTGGCCCAATTGATTGCACAGACAAATCCATATATGGTTGAAGAGTCTGTCTGGTCGAGCAGTAGAACTGACTACTGTATTGGTTTTCCTGTACTTTCTCCAAGAGGTTCTTTATATAAGGAAGACCTATTTGGTACTGATTTATTGAAGAAAGTCCAGTTAGTACAACAAAATTGGGTAGAGAGTGGAACCAATGAAGAACTTTGTGCAGACCCTACTGTGCGACATAATGTGTCTAATACGGTGACTGTTGCGCCGCATATGTGGAGTGAAGTAGAAGATTATCTATATGATAACAAAGATTATTTCGCAGGCGTTTCATTCCTTTCGGGTTCTGGTGATAAAGATTTCCATCAAGCTCCAATGACTGAAGTGTTAGATGAAGATGAGATCGTTGCAAAATATGGCAGAGGTGCAATGTTTGCGGCTGGTTTGATTGTCGATACACGCAAGGGATTTGATAACTTATGGGAAGCAACAAGTATTGCTCAAATGCCACCAGAATATGCTGGAGAAGTTTCTGATTTACGTGCAGAATGGATTCGTAGGTTTCAGAAGTTTGCAGACAATTATTTCAGTGGAGACACAAAAGAAGCAGAATATTGCTTGAAAGATGTGTTCTTGCTTCATAAGTGGACTAAGATACAGCAGAACTTAAATCCTATCGACTTTAATACACAATTAGAAACTAAAAAGTATACCGATATCGATACTATGGGCGCTGTTGCATGTCAAGGTGGTGCTTGTGAGATCACTTTTTAATTATTCTAAATACACAAGAATAATTAAGGAGAATACTTTTGAAAACATTAGGCTGCAATGAATGTGCTGGTGAATTTTCGATTGAAACACTAAACAGCGAAGAAGTTCGTTTTTGTCCTGTCTGTGGAGAGGCTCTTGAAGACTTTATAAATATAGAGGAAGAGCTTGACATGGATGAGGATGAATGGTTAGAAGAGTAGGTGGAATTGATTATAGTTTAACATGCCCAGCGGTATGTATTTACGAAGGCGAGAAGGAAGATTTTGATTTTGAAAATTGTCAACTTTTCTTTCTTGCCAACCAAAAAAAATATGAGGATTTTCAGTATAAGAATATTGAGGGTTCTCAACAAATAAAAAAATACGAATTGCCAGAAGAAAGATATGACTTTATATCGGATTGGGCAATGGACATTTTAATTTCCCACAATATAGAAGACATAGCAATAGAAGATTATAGCTACGGATCTCAGGGAAAAGTTTTTCATATTGCAGAAAATACTGGTTTATTGAAATGGAAGATGTGGAATGCTGATATGAATTATAGTTTACTGGCCCCAACAGTAATAAAAAAGTTTGCAACTGGTAAAGGTAATGCAAACAAAGAAAAGATGTATGAATCATTTTTGATGGAGACATCTAGAAATCTCAACGAAGAATTAGAAATAAAATCAGAAAAGATAGGAAATCCTGTCTCTGATATTGTAGATTCGTTCTACATTTGTAAAATGGCACTTGATATATAAAGGAGATAATTTTGTCAAGAGATATAATTGAAAAAGAAGATCGTATAGCAATGAATGAGTGGTTGAAGAACAATAAGGTTTCTGTATGCCCTCCATATTTAAAGACGGATGATGAATTGATAGTCATGAAACATCCCAGAAAAAAGAAAAAGAGCTCTTGACATCCGACATCACATTTGGTATATTAAGTTGTAACAAAGAGAAAGATGATTCGATATGACACAGACTGATACAGAATTTATGACAGAAATGAACTACTTTGACACATATGGTGACAGTTGTGAATTTTCTACACGGTGGTCTATGTACGGCGAAAATATTCAAATGGACAATGAACATCCTTTCAAAACCCCTATGGTAATTCAAAACAAATGTGATGTATGGGGATATGATGCCTCTGCAATATGTACTGGAAAAACTTGGGGAGATATATGGCAGGCATGTGATGCAGTCATACGCAATTCATATGATAACGAAGGAAACCAAGACCATCATATCTTTATTGAAGATTTAGAATCTGTTGGTGATGGTGTTTGGGATTTGGTGACTGGTTCATGAATATTTTTCGACTTAATGATGACCCTCTAATCGCAGCAAGAGAGCAATGCGACAAGCATGTAGTCAAAATGATCGTAGAGAGTGGCCAAATGCTCTCTACGACACATCGTATGCATGATGGGTGGTTGACTAAACGACCGTCTAAATCAGGCAAGACGATGGTGAAATACTATGTACATCCACAAGAAGATATGGAAGATATTTTATACAAGGCTGTACATTTTCAACATCCGTCTACTGTGTGGACAGGTGAATCGAAACAAAATTATATGTGGCACTTCAGACATTTTGTAGAGTTATGCCATGAATATTCTTATCGATATGGAAAAGTACATGAGACAGAAAAACTTATTCCATATCTCGCAACTCCACCTAAGAACGTAACTACATGGGAAGAAACTCCATTTAAATTGGCCATGAAGTCAAATCCAGAGTGTATGTTTCCAGAAGATCCAGTCAAGTCTTACAGATTATTCTATCAGACAAAACAAGATCGTTTCAAGATGGTGTGGAGCAAACGACAGATTCCAGAATGGTTTCAAAAAAGTCCTTGACAAACCCCTGTGAATGTGTTATAAGTAATAATGTAAACAATATAGAGATAAAACTATGATCTTGATAGACCTAAGTCAAGTTATTATATCGAACCTAATGACCCAAGTGGGCCCTAAAACGGATGAAATCGATGAAGGCTTGATTCGACACATGATACTTAATAGTATTTTGAAAGTCAAAAAGAAGCATGCAGCAGAGTATGGAAATATTGTAATCTGTTGTGATAATAAAAACTACTGGAGAAAGGATGTATATCCTTACTACAAATTTTCACGAAAGAAAGAGCGTGAATCTTCTGGTATTGATTGGAGTCTCATCTTCAATACAATGAATGAAATGAAATCTGATCTGCGTGAAACGTTTCCTTATAAGATTATCGAAACAGAACGTGCAGAGGCTGATGATATCATTGCTACATTGACACAAACCTATGCACCCTTTGAAAAAATCCTTATCATGTCTAGTGATAAAGACTTCAAGCAGCTGCAGAAGTATCCTAATGTTTCTCAGTATAGTCCTATACAAAAGAAATTTCTAGTAGAAAAGAATCCTCAGAAGTATCTGCGTGAACATATTATTCGTGGAGATAAATCAGATGGTGTTCCCAATTTCTTGAGCGATGATGAAGTGTTTGTAGAAAATCGCAGACAAAAACCCATCACTAAAAAGAATATTACTGAATGGCTAGACCTGTCTAGAAATCCCGAAGATTTTTGTGATGCAAATATGCTAAAACGATGGAAGCGCAATGAGTCTCTTGTAGACTTAACTAAAGTTCCCGATGAAATTAGAAGTAACATTCTAGAACAATTTGAAAACGATCCAAAAGGAGACATGAAGAAAGTATTTGACTATTTTATAAAGAATCGTATGATGTTATTGATGGAAGAAATTGATGCATTCAAGGAACAGAAATATAAATCTTATCATGATTTAGATGTAATGAGGACAGCATGAAAGAAAAGAATAGGAACTACAAGTGTTACTCCAAAGTAACTCCAATCGTTTTTCGTGACCATTGTTATGGTTTCGAAGTAAAAGTAACCGAAGTCAATAGTGTTTGGTCACAAGACGGCCGATCAGTGATTTCTAAAAAGTTCTTTGTTGATGAGACAAAGGCAACTGAATACGCAGATAGCGTTAGAGTATAATAGGTCGGCCGCGTGATGGAATGGTAGACATAACAGACTTAAAATCTGTGGCCTTAACGGCGTGGCGGTTCGAGTCCGCCCGCGGCTACCATGCGCCTGTAGTTCAACGGTAGAACCTGCCGCTCATAACGGTTATGTTGTCAGTTCGAATCTGGCCGGGCGTACCATTTTATAAGTGAAGATATGAAAAATACACCATATGATAATGATAACTATGCTGAGATGTATGATAAAAGATATTTACATGCACCGAGCACTAAGCAGATCATTAATTATGAATTGGAAATCTTAGAAGAATTTATGGTGAATAAATCTTCTTGGATGGATGTTGCATGTGGAACTGGATATGAACTAAGAAATGCATCTGGAAATATTTCTAGATATGGATTAGATCAATCTTCAAAGATGATAGACGTTGCACTAAAAAGAAATGGCCACAAAGTAGATTTTACAATTGACAATTTACTAAGCCATGTAGTAGAACGTAACTATGATTTAGTGACAAATTTTTGGTATGGGTATATTCACCAATCTTCTTTAGAAGAGGTAGAAATATTTTTCAAAAAAATGGTTGAAATGACAAAAAATGGGGGAGATATATTTGTAGCGATCTGCAATCCTTGGGGAATATTCAGCAACTATGAATACAAATGGGATTCGATTTATAATAATAATGACATGACACTTGATGCAATTGTTTGGTCTTCTAAAATAAAAGATACCACGCACGAATATAAGCATTGTCATGCTCCCCATCCACAATTAATATGTAACTGGATATCTCCACATTTTGAAGAAACGATACGAGTGGACTATCCCACAGAACCGAAAAGATTCGGATTTTTATTTAAACAAAAAAGGTGAAGAAGATGAAAAACTATATTATTGCCACAGCATTGGCCACATTCGCAACACAAGCAATTGCAGCAGAATATGCAACAATTACTAATGTTTCTCCTAATTATCGACAAGAAACTGTTAACACACCAATTCAACGATGTGATATTGTAGATGTTCCAGTCTATGGAAATGTTGGTGGTGGTAATGGTGCCAGTTCCAGTGACATTCTTGGTGGAATGATTATCGGTGGATTGCTTGGCGGAACCGCATCTGGAAAAGATAGTGGTGCAGCTGCAGGAGCAGTTATTGGTGGATTGATTGCAAATGATAATGCAAATCGTCCAAAGCAGGGAATTGTTGGGTACAAGCAACAGCAACAATGTACTACTGAATATCAGTCAACAATTACTAATGTAGTCAAGAACTACACCATTCGGTATGATTGGAATGGTATTGTTGGGAAAAGCTATACATATAACAAATACAATGTAGGTGATAGAATTCCAGTAACTATTACAATTAATGCTAATTAGGCCCTTGACATTTCGCTTCGAATCGATTATATTATATATGTAATCAAGAGAAAAGGAATCATATTATGAACACTCAAATCGAAACCCTTTTAGAAAACATCAAACAAGACTATTTCAATTGGACTAGTCGAAACGGTACTAAAGAATTGTCTGAACATAACTATACGATGATCGAACAATTCAATGATGGATTAACTGTTAATGTTGGCAGTAAATATATCAAAGTTGTATCTGGTAGTAGTGTTTGGGGATTTGTTGTCAACACTGAAAATGACAAAAAATTCAAAAATGGTGATATTCTAAAAGCAGCTGGTTGGAAAACCCCAGCTCGGAATGCTGCTCGGGGAAATGTTTTTGAAGATTACAGTATTGCGTGGACAGGGCCTCATTATTTGAAATAGGCCCTTGACATTTCATTACGAATCGTTTATAGTATAGGAGTAATAAGAAAGAAAATAATGATAGCTCAAAAAAATAAAACAATATTAGTTGACTGTGACGGCGTTCTCCTTGATTGGGAGTACGCCTTTGATTGTTGGATGCACCGGCATGGATATAGTGTCGAAGTTGAAGACGAATACAAAATGAATATCAAGTATGGACTTGAGAAATCTGAAGCCAAACGGTTGGTGCGGATGTTCAATGAATCTGCTTGGATTCGGAAATTGCCTCCCCTTCGGGATGCGATTAAATATGTGAAAAAACTTCATGAAGAACATGGATATATTTTCCATGCGATTACTAGTTTAAGTAACGATCAATATTCACAACACTTACGGACTAAAAACCTTCGGGAATTGTTCGGCGATAGTGTCTTTGAACGGTATGTTTACCTTGACACTGGTGCTGACAAAGATGAAGCTTTGTTAGAGTATTCTGGATGTGGATGTTATTGGGTAGAAGACAAACCTGAGAACGCAGACCTTGGTTTGCGGATGGGTTTAGAGAGTCTTCTGGTTGCTCATGGACACAATGCTTACTATTCTGGTGATGCAATTCGGGTTCAAAACTGGAAAGAAATCTATGGGTTGATTACTGATTTTTAACCGTCTGTTATCCATATGCTCATTACGTTTGTAGAAGTAATTTGATTTGTTTGAACGCTTTGTTTAGATTGCCAGTTACCAACATGATAAGCGGCCCAACTGCTGTTATCTCTATATCCATAATTTGAATAATAAGTACTGCCAGATGTATGTCCAGTTGCTATCATCCAATGGTCAGCACTGCCACTGGCATTATCTCTGGTGCCGAGAGCTATGCCCAAAGATGGACTCATTCCCTGCCAGCCGGCTTGGGCCCAAAAACCTTTATCAGTTCCAGTAAAGTAATTTGCAAACTTTGTTGTGTCCGTTGAACTATTGGTGCCTGTGGATGCTATCAACGGATATACATTGTTCTCATTTGCACCTGTTGGAGCTATACCATTCGCTGTTTTACTGTTTTTCGTAGTAAATGCGACATCTGTAGCATTAATATCTGGTCCTAGCATCATAAATGAACTGCCCGCAGTATAATCCAGTCCACCTAC